GCTCTCTCTTTCTGTGACATGTTCACATAGTGGAGGTTCTTTCTATAAGGAGTTGCCCATGCCCCGCGCCAGTCCAGAAGAAACGATTGTTTCTATTCCTTATTGGAATCAGCAATATAGTCAGATTTATACTGGCTTTACTGCTGTCAAGGAGCGGCGTAGGACGTGGTGGGGTTCTGTCACTCCGGGTTTCCCGGATGTCAAACCTCTTCCTTTTAGAAACCACTATATGGACTTCCAACGGAAGCTTCTTGACCCTAAGTTCGAGGTTCGCCAAGATCGATGGTTCGCGGGTAAACCCTATGATATACCATATTGGTTAATAGGGTCCTCGCAATACTACGGCGTTGGCTTTCCTGATCCTATGGGTCATGTCACCTCGTCATTCCTTTACGGGGATGTCAAGGCGAAAGCTAAGGTAATCGCTGATATTCAACGCCTCAAAGCAAATGTGGCGCAAAATATTGCCGAGTACCGTCAAGTTGATCGTATGTTTACGACCAACGTCCGTCGGATTACCTCAGCGTACCGTGCCATCCGGCGCGGCGACATTGAGGGCTTGTCACGCTCGATACCTCTGCGCAGACGGCATAAGCAGTCCTTGCTTAACCGTGGGCCCCTGGACATTAGGCGTAATGCACCTAGTGTCTGGCTTGAGGCTCAATATGGGTGGCTCCCACTAGTGGGGGACACCTATACTGTGCTCACCAAGTTCTACTCTCGAGTAGAATCTGGCGTGCGCATACGTGCAGAGGGCCGAGATCGCTACATGGAGAACTCTCGAGTTCCTCTTGGAGCGACCGTCGGTGCGGCGGCCTTTGACGATTATACCAGGCGCATCAGACGATGCAAATGGATAATCGAGTATGAGGTCGACGATACGCGCCTTGCCAACTTGGACGATTGGGGCATCACTAACCCCGCTCTGTTGGCTTGGGAACTTGTGCCATACTCCTTCGTAGTCGACTGGTTCTATCCAGTCGGGGATTGGTTATCCCAGGTCGGTTACTCACTTGGCTTATACTTCGTAAGAGGTATGAGATCAAGCGTGGCCGAAGCTACTACTGTCAGGAGATATAAGAAAGCCGTGGCCGATGCATATCCG